CACCATGTCTCTAACATCAAAGCTCAAGGAACAACGCGATGGCCTAGTTGCAGAAGTGGAAGCGGCTCTCGCTTCTGAAGATGTAACTGCTGAAGCCCTCGATGCTGTTACCGATAAGCAAACAGAAATCGAGAAGCTCGATGAGCGCCTCGCAACAGTTGAAGCAGTAGAAGCTCGTTCTGCTGCACTTGCAGAGTCTCGCAAGGAATCAGGCGTGAAGGTTTTCGGTGGCGCAGTTGTCACACGCGAAGCTCACACCTACGAGAAGAATGGTCAAAACTCATTCGTTCGCGACATGATTGCCGGAACACTCCGCAACGATCGCAGCGCATGGGAGCGCCTACACCGTCACCAGCAAGAAGTCGCAGTTGAAACTCGCGACATTTCTCGCACCGACGGCGCTGGTGGAGACTTCGTTCCACCTATCTACCTCATCAACGAATACGCAGAGTTCGCTCGTGCTGCTCGCGTAACCGCTGACCTTGTTACAAACATGGCGCTTCCTGCCGGGACTGACTCGATAAATATTCCCCAAATCACCACCGGAACTTTAGCGTCTTTCCAATCTGCAGATAACGCAGCAACAACAACTCGCGACATGGTTTCATCAACTGTCACTGCACCAGTTCGTACCATCTCAGGCTACGAGAATGTCTCGATTCAGCTTGTAGAGCAGTCTCCTTTGGCTGGCGGCCTTGATCGCCTCGTCTTCGGTGACTTGATGGCTGACTACGCACTTCAGCTCAACACCGCAGTTGTCGGTGCTGGCGATGGAACATCAGGAACCTTGAAGGGTCTTATCACCCTTGGAACCGATACCACAAACGGCATCCCAACAACATGGACTGAGGCAACTCCTTCAGCTCCTAACGGTTTGATCTCAATCGCTAAGGCGATTTCAAAGGTCACAACCAACCGCTACAAGGCTGCTGAAGCAATCGTTATGCACCCATCACTTTGGTACTGGTTTGCATCACAGGTTGACGGCAACTCTCGCCCACTCGTTGTTCCAGTCACAGGCGCTTCACAGGCGTTCAACGCTGCTGGCACAATCACCAATCCGGGCGCACCTGCTGGCCTCGTAGGAACAATCCAAGGCGTTCCAGTCTTCATTGACGCAACAATGCCAAAGACCTACGGCGCATCAACAAACCAGACTCCAGTTCTCGTTGGTAAGTTCTCAGATTCTTACCTCTTCGAGTCAGGCGTAAAGACCCGCGTTCTTCCTGATGTTCTTTCAGGAAACTTGACCGTTCGCTTCCAAGTTTACGGTTACGCTGCTCTTGCACACCGCTTCAACAAGTCAGTTTCGGCTATCACCGGAACCGGTACAGTTGCACCTTCAGGCTACTAATAGTTAGTCTGACGGTTGTGGAACCAGCCCCGAAAGGGGCTGGTCTCCCATAACCACTCAGTGAAAATCGGGGGATTTCATGCGTTCTATATTTCTTGAAGGATTGAAAACTGCTCGCGAGATTGTCAGCACCGAAGGCATTGAAGCCTTGGAGAAGCTGATTGCCGAGCATGAATCAGGACTCATCGAAACCACCGCCGTCAAACCAGCGATGGAGCAACGATGAAAATGTCAGATAAAGTGTGCATTGGTATTGTCAATGACGGCAAAATCAACGGACAACTAGCGATGGATTTGATTCACATCGCTCGCCATAAGAGCAACCGTTTGGATCACATGGTTCAGGTTGCCAATATCGGCCTCACTACTCGCTCACGAAATGTAGTGGTCAAAAACTTTCTCGAAGAAGTTGATACTCCATGGCTTCTCTTGATAGATGCTGACGAGCGCCTACCGCTTGAAGCGTTCCTCACACTCGTTGAGACGGCTCATTCTAAAGACCGCCCGATTGTCTCAGGGTTAGTCTTTGCAGCCTTCTTCGACAATGACGATATGCTTCGCCCGGTTCCCACGATTTACCGCATGACCGAAACTGCGGGATTGCAACCGATTGACGATTACCCCATCGACACCGTGATTGAAGTTGATGCGGCTGGTACAGGTTGCCTTTTGATTCACCGCAGCGTTTTTGAGAAAATGCGCGATAACGCAACACCCAATCAAGGCAAGGATTGGGCATGGTTTGTTGAAGGCGCTATTGACGGCACTTACTTTGGCGAGGACTTGCTATTTTCCAAGCGACTGAAATCTCTTGGCTTTCCGATTTATGCCCACACTGGGGCAATCTTGAAACACCGTAAGGAATTTTGGCTTGATGAGCGACACCATGCACCCATGCGTGAAGCCGCAATCCAGCACTTTCAAGCATCAGGCTCTTCGCGACCCCTGCGCGATGAGTCTGATGCCCTATCCAATAAGGAGAAATAAATGGCAAGAATCTCGACAACCGAAGCCAATCAAGCCCTATCCACAACAGGTTGGGGATATGTCTCGCTTCACACCGCTGATCCAACGACTACCGGTGGCTCAGAAGTTACTGGCGGAACCTATGCTCGCGTAGCCGTCACTTGGAATACTCCTTCAAGCGGTTCAGTAACCAACTCGAACGCTTTGTCTATCAACCTTCCAGCATCGACCACCGCCTCGTACTTCGGCGTATGGTCAGCTTCATCGTCTGGTACTTATTACATTGGTGGCGCTCTTAGCCCATCCATTACCACCGGTGCGACTGCTGGCGTTGTCAGCATCTCTGCTGGTTCACTTTCAGTCTCTGCTTCCTAAGCTGAGGGGTAATCGTGACCACTTCATATCCAACGACTTTGGATTCCTTTACGAATCCAACGGCCACCGATACCCTCGATTCAGCCACGGTTCCTCACGCAGCTCAGCACGACAATATCAACGATGCAGTATTAGCCATTGAGACTGAATTGGGAACCTTGCCTAAAGGTTCATATTCAAATGTGAAAGCTCGGCTCGATGGAATCGGCACTTCGGATCAAACAGTCTTAGCTTCTCAAATCTTCGGTTAGGGGATAACTCATGGCAACTTTCACAAAAACACTTCTCTCTGGCTCAACCTACGGCGCACCTATCACCGTTGTTCAGACTGCCTCAACAGGCACAACCATCCACGCAACGGGTACATCCTCATCCACGAGTGACGAAGTATGGCTCTATGCCAATAATACTTCTACCTCTCCTGTCTTGCTGACGGTTCAGTTTGGCGGTACAGGCTCGGTACAAAATGCCAAGCCGATTACCCTAGCCCCACAGTCAGGCGATGTTCTTATCGTTGCAGGACTGCCCCTGACAGGCACAGGCTCGGCAGCTTCTACTGTTTATGCTTTCGCGGCAACCGCTTCGGTTATCACCATTAGCGGATACATAAATCGCATCGCCTAATGCTCTGGTTAGCGTTGTATGCGATAAGCGTATCTGCAATTATTTTCTGGAATAACGCGAGGTATAAATAATGAGTAACCCGATCCGCAGAGGGCAAGCTGGCTCTCCTGTATCAGGCGGTATGCAAGGCGATAACGCTACGCCATTTGCCAATACTCACTTTATTTTGCCTTACGGCTTACGCCTTCAACAGACCATCAATGCTGGTACTACATCCGTCACTATCCCTGCTGGTATTACATTCGTGTATGCGATTGCAGTTGGTGGTGGGGGTGGACAAGGTGGCGGCGGCGGTGTTGCATGGGGCTGGACATTAGCCACTTCATCGTGCGTAGTTGGCGCAGGCGGTGGAACAAATGGTACTCCGGGCGGTTACACACGCTACGGAAACATAATCGCTGGCGGCGGTGGCGGCGGTAATCTCGTAGCAGCAGCTACTTTGGGTGGCGGAGCTGCTAACTTGCAAACTGCCGGTACAAATTATTGGGGTATTCCCGGCGGCGGTGCTGGAACTTCCACATCTATAAATGGCGGTGCTGGCGGCGGTGGCGGGGGTGGATATAGCGGCTCAATTTTAGTAGCAGGAAATGGTGGCAGCGGAATTTCTGGCGGAGCTGGCGGTAGTAGTTCAGCTGCTTCAGGAAATACGGTAGGTGGTAATGGCGGTTCAGGTTTAGTAGGCGGTGGCGGTGGTGGCGCAGGAAATGCGACAAGCGGCACTCGTACAGGTGGTAATGGTGGCAACGGCATAAACATTTTGACTGGCGCAATTACTACAGGCGGCACAGGAACAACTGGAACTGCAACTAACGGTGCTGGCGGTGGCGGTGCTGGAATTGCGGGTAATGGTTCAAGTGCTTCGGGTATAAATGGTGGAACTGGTGGATTAGGTGGCGGTGGCGGTGGAGCTTCTGGTGCAAATGGTTCAACTTATGGCTCTAGTGGTGCTGGCGGCGCAGGAATACTTTACCTTTTCTACTAGGAGACAATCATGAGCGTATCAATCTATAACAACTCAACCTTTACCGATTCTCCTTACGGCCTAAAGCTGCAACAAACATTTTCTACTGCTGGAACTTTCTCTGTCACAATCCCCACAGGCATAAACCGTGTCTATGCAATTTGCATAGGTGGGGGTGGAGCAGGTTCATCTTCTGCAACTATGGGCGGTGGAGCTGGAGCAGGTGGATATTCCGCGGGCTGGACTTACATTTCAAATACAGTAACTGTTGGTGCGGGTGCTACTGGAACAAATACTGCCGCAAGCGGAGCCAATGGCAATCCTTCTATTTATGGAATGGTATTTGCTGGCGGCGGTTCAGGTGGGCAATCTATTGGTTCGGGTAGTGGAGCAGGTGGAGCAACAACTCCAAACCAAACTAATGCTTCAGCAATTTCTTATACAGGCGCACCTTCGGCGGCTGCTTCTACTGTAGGTTATGCCGCTGGCGGTGGGGCGGTAGTATTCAACGCAACTCCCAATGCTGGCGCTTCTGGAGTTTCAGGTGGCGGTGGCGGTGGAAATACTGCAACAACAGGTACACAATCTGCTGGTAACGGCGGCTCAGGATTTATCGGCGGCGGTGGCGGTTCGGTAGCAACATCAGGTGCGGCAACTGCTGGTAATGGTGGTTCAGGTAATGGCGGTTCAGGTGGAACTGGCGCTTCAGGAACGGGAACATCTTTTGGCGCAGGTGGCGGTGGCGCAGGATTTATTTCTGCTGGCTCAAATGCTTCTGGCAATACAGGTGGTAACGGTGGTTCAGGTGGCGGTGGTGGTG